TTTTTGTGGGAATTTACTCACTATTGGAATGATACCAACCCAAACAATAGCAGAAACAGTCATTTTAGGGCTTTTAGGGGGCTTTGTTGCTATGTTAAGCAAGGATATATATAATTTTATTAAAAGCCTCTTAAACGGCAAATAATGGGCGATTTTAAGTATTTTAGTTGGGAAGAGTTTGATTGCAAAAGTGGAAAAGGTAATGGAATAGACAATATGGACAAAGAATTTATTTGTCTTTTAGATGATGCACGAGGCATTGCAGAAGTTCCTTTTAAGATAACTTCAGGTTATAGAACGCCAGAATACAACAAAGCATTATTAGAACAAGGGTATAAAGGCTCTAAAAATTCATCTCATACTAAAGGAATAGCAGCCGATATATATGCAAAAGATTCATTTACAAGATTTAAAATTGTAACAGCATTAATGATCGTTGGAATAAACAGAATTGGAATAGGAAACAATTTTATTCACTGCGACATAGATGAAGACAAATCACAACAGGTGTTGTGGACTTATTATTAATTAAATTTATTATTATGACAGATTTTATTTTTTCAAATTGGTTAGAATTATTAATTGGCTTTATGGCTTTTATAAAGATCGTAATTAACTTAACTCCAACAGAAGATGACAACCAAGTCTTTTCTTATTTGGATAGTATCTTTAATGCAATAATTCCTAACTACAAAAAAGGTGGTGGAACGCATGAATAATTTATTAAAATTTATAGACATTACTTCAATTTTCAAAGACAAAAAATTTGGAGATGTAAAAAGGTGGTCAGCGAAAAGAACTATCGGTGGTGCAATAGTATTATACTCTTTGAACGCTATGGGTGAAAGCATTAGCTGGGAGGGTATAGTGCTTTGTGCTATCGGTATTCTTCCGTTATGTTTATCTATGTTTGAATGCAGAAAGTGTGATAAAAAATGTAAAATTTGAATTATTACAGACCTAGAATATCACGCACAGAATGGGACTTAATAAAAGAATATAGAGATAATGACAATACTACGGCTAATAACATTTTAGTTATTGGCGATCTTCACGAACCATTTTGCTTAGATGAATACTTAGATTTTTGTAGAGAAAAATATATTGAATTTAACTGCAATGAAGTTGTCTTTATTGGTGATATAATAGACAATCACTATTCATCATATCATGAAACAAACGCAGACGGTATGGGTGGTGCTGATGAATTAGAATTAGCGATAAAAAGAATAGCGCGTTGGCGAAAAGCATTTCCTGTAGCCACTGTTATCATTGGAAACCACGACAGAATGGTTATGCGTAAAGCACAAACAAGTGCAATTCCTTCTAAATGGATCAAATCTTATAAAGAGGTATTAGAAGTTCCTAAATGGAATTTTGTTGAACGCTATGAAAAAGATAATGTTCAATATATTCATGGTGAAGGTGGTCAAGCGTTTAGCAAGTGTAGGGCTGACTTAATGAATACAGTTCAAGGTCATTTACATACTTTAGCAGGATGTCAACATTTTGTCGGCAGAAAATTTAGAGTATTTGGAATGCAAGTTGGTTGTGGAATTAATCACGAATCTTATGCTATGGCTTATGCTAAATATGGAAAAAAACCTGCTATTGGGGCGGCGGTCGTTTTGAATAACGGAAAATTACCCATAAATTT